CTTTAAAAAAAATGTGGATAACTTTAATTTAGTGTTGGACATTATAGGATTGCTGTGCATAATGGGTTTTATGTTATTTATTCTAATTTGGTGAAATAAATAACTAGATCCAGGGGTTACCCAAATCATACCCCTGGATCTCAACTTAACGAAAGGAATACGATGTTAATAGTACACTACGAAAACTTGAAACACTTTGATAAAGGTTTCAAAAAAGACGACCACAAAAAACAAGCTGACACTTTGGGTTGGTTGATGATGTCAGTTGGTGTTTTTGAAATTACAGAAAAGACTGTCGATGAAATACTTTTCAGAACTAAATATTTAGATTTCTGTTGGGGTGATAGATCTTACTTTGTTGGTGATCCAAGTAACTCGGATCTTCGACAGCTATTTAAAAATCACATTGGTTTGAAAATAGAAATTACTAACCGAGGAATACAAAAAGAATGTACTCGACATAAGTTTATGGTTAGGCATTTAAGTACAGTTGTAGAAAGGATTGAAAAACAAATGAACAACTAGCTTCGTTAAGGAAAAATGGCCATGCAGTTTTTGCATGGCCTATCCTACATTATCCTATGCATAAACTGCATAGCTCATAGAGAAGAGCATGTGGGCGGGACCCACCCAAAGAAAGGGGACCCTAAAGGAACTATATCGGAATTCGAACTTTTTATGTTTACGCGAATACCCCTTAAAATTATAGGGGTCCCAGACCTACCCTATATAGTTTGATTTGGATAGTTAATCGTGTATAATAGTTTACCACCCATATTGAAATATATGCTAACTGTTGAAGATATTAATAAAATAGAAGATCCGATTGAGCGAAGGAAGCTCAAGATACAGATTATACAACGACATCAAAGAAAAGAACTTAAACAAGTTAAGACTAATTTTTTATCTTTTGTAAAAAGGATGTGGCCAGATTTTATAGAGGGGTCCCATCACAAAGAAATCTCAGATAAATTTAATAGATTGGCAACTGGAGATTTGACCCGTCTAATTATAAACATGCCGCCTAGGCATACTAAATCTGAATTCGCGTCGTTCTTTCTCCCTGCTTGGATGATCGGGCAGAATCCTAAATTAAAAATTATTCAAGCAACTCACACAGCGGAGCTTGCTGTAAACTTTGGTCGTAAAGCAAAACATTTAATTGACTCAGAAGAGTATCAACAAATTTTTAAAACAAGACTCCAGGAAGATAGTAAAGCTGCAGGACGTTGGAATACATCTGATGGCGGCGAATACTTTGCAGTCGGTGTCCAAGGTGCGGTGACCGGGAGAGGTGCTGATCTACTCATTATTGATGATCCACATTCAGAGCAAGATGTAAACTCACCTTCAGCATTTGATAATGCATGGGAGTGGTATACATCTGGACCAAGGCAGCGTCTTCAACCAGGAGGTCGTATTGTTTTGGTTATGACAAGATGGTCTACAAAAGATTTAACACAAAGATTGTTAAACGCACAAAGCAACGAGAACGCGGATCAATGGGAAGTCGTAGAGTTCCCTGCGATCTTACCTTCAGGTGAAACTGTGTGGCCAGAGTATTGGAAGCTAGAAGATTTAAATTCTGTTAAAGCATCTGCGGGTGTTGCAAAGTGGAACGCGCAATATATGCAGAACCCAACTTCAGAAGAAGGAGCTCTCATTAAAAGGGAGTGGTGGAAAAATTGGGAGTCTAAACATTTACCTCACATCGAACATACCATTCAAAGTTATGATACCGCATATTTAAAAAAAGAAACTGCAGATTATTCTGCTATTACTACCTGGGGAGTTTTTCGTCCTAATGAAGACTCGCCTCGTCAATTAATATTATTAGATTCTTATAAGGAACGTTTAGAGTTTCCAGAACTTCGTCGTGTTGCACTCGAGCAATATAAATATTGGAATCCTGAAACAGTCATCATTGAAGCAAAAGCATCAGGACTCCCTTTGATGTATGAGCTTAGACAGATGGGAATTCCTGCAATGAATTTTACACCAAGTAAAGGTCAAGATAAAATTGCAAGAGTCAATGCCGTATCCCCATTATTTGAAGCCGGACAAATTTGGGCGCCTCTTGATCAAGAGTTTGCACAAGAGCTTGTCGAAGAGTGTGCAGCGTTTCCTTATGGCGATCATGACGATTTAGTTGACAGCACAACACAGGCTCTGTTAAGATACAGACAAGGCGGATTTATAGATCACCCTGAAGATTATCAAGAAGAAGACCAACCCAAAAGAAAAAAGAAATTTTACTGGTAATGACGTTCGTATTTAAACATCCTAGTAAGTACAAAAACCCCACCCTTACTAAAAACATGCCTCATGTAAAACGGGATCAAATCCCACCATTAAGTGGCCCTGATCCTCAAGGCTTGATTAATGAACCAAAAGCATATAAACAAGATAAATTGGAGAAAATAAATGGCAGAAATAGACAAAGCATTAACCGAAATAAGAAAATCGGTTGAAATAGCAGGGCCCGAGGAACAAGTCGAGGTCCAAGAAGAAATTAATGAATCAGTACCTAATGCTGGTGAAACAGAGATTACTCCCACTGAAGATGGCGGTGTAGAAATTAATTTTGAACCTGGAGCATTTAACCAAGCACAAAGTGAAAACCACTTTGACAATTTAGCCGAGTTATTACCAGAGGAAATATTAGGTCCTCTAGGTTCAGAATTAAATCAAAACTACATGGACTACAAAGAGTCTCGTAAAGAATGGGAACACACTTACATAACTGGTTTAGATCTTTTAGGATTTAAATACGAAGATAAAACAGAACCGTTCGCTGGAGCTGCAGGTGCAACGCATCCAGTTTTAGCTGAAGCAGTCACACAGTTTCAAGCGTTAGCTTACAAAGAATTATTGCCAGCAGATGGACCGATTAGAACTCAGATCATGGGTGCACCATCTCCTGAAAAAGAAATGCAATCTAAAAGAGTTAAAGATTTTATGAATTGGCAGTTGATGGATCAGATGAAGGAATACGAACCTGAGTTCGATCAATTGTTATTTTATCTCCCTCTTGCTGGATCTGCCTTTAAGAAAGTTTACTACGATGATCTTTTAGGCAGAGCAGTTTCTAAATTTGTACCTGCGGAAGATTTGGTTGTACCATATTCTGCAACATCTTTAGAAGATGCAACGGCCGTGATCCATGTAATTAAAACCAAAGAGAATGATTTAAGAAAACAACAAGTGAATGGTTTTTACAGAGACGTGGACCTTGGAGCTCCTGCAGATGTAGAATCTGATTTAGAGAGAAAAGAAAGAGAGCTTGAAGGTATACAAAAAACTAAAGATGAAGACATTTACAATATTTTAGAATTTCATGTCGATCTAGATTTAGAAGGGTTCGAGGACCGAGGACCTGATGGTCAACCTACTGGAATTAAATTACCTTACATCGTAACTATTGAAGAAGGTTCACGTGAAGTTTTATCTATTAGAAGAAACTATGAAATTAACGATCCTAAGAAAAAGAAAATTTCTTACTTTGTACATTTTAAATTTTTACCTGGTTTAGGTTTTTATGGCTTTGGTTTAATCCACATGATTGGTGGATTATCAAGAACAGCAACAGCTGCATTAAGATCTTTACTAGATGCTGGTACCCTCTCCAATTTGCCAGCAGGATTTAAGATGCGCGGCATCAGAATTAGAGATGACGCGCAATCTATTACTCCAGGTGAATTTAGAGATGTGGATGCTCCAGGCGGAAATATTAAAGATGCATTTATGGCATTACCGTTTAAAGAGCCTTCACAAACTTTGTTACAGCTTATGGGTGTCGTTGTTTCAGCCGGGCAAAGATTTGCCTCGATCGCTGACCTTCAAGTAGGTGACGGGAATCAACAAGCAGCAGTGGGAACGACAGTAGCTTTGTTGGAACGAGGAAGCAGAACTATGTCTGCGATTCACAAAAGAATTTATGTGAGTCTTAAACAAGAGTTCAAAATGCTTGCTCGAGTATTTAAATTATATCTTCCACAAGAGTATCCTTACGATGTGGTAGGTGGCCAACGATTTATTAAACAACAAGACTTTGATGATCGTGTAGATATTTTACCTGTTGCAGATCCAAACATATTTTCTCAAACGCAAAGAATATCAATTGCTCAAGCTGAATTACAATTAGCACAATCAAATCCGCAAATGCATAATTTATATAATGCGTATCGTGCAATGTACGAAGCGTTGGGTGTAAAAAATATTGATATGGTTTTAAAACCAGTTCCAAAACCAATGCCAATGGACCCGTCTATTGAAGCTATCCAAGCTTTAGGTGGTCAACCGTTCCAGGCGTTCAAAGGACAAGACCATAGAGCTCACATTACGGCTCATTTAAACTTTATGTCGTCTTCAATGGCTAGAGGAAACCCAATGGTAACTGCTTCTATGCAAAAAAACATTTTTGAACA